TCAGGTGTGAAGGTAACATTTAGTAGTCAGCAAACTTACGGTAACTTGACTCCAGTCAACGTGTCTAGTTCGGGTGCCAATGCCAAGATCACTGTGCAGCTCACTGCCGCAGGTACTGCATACTCGACCACAACCACACAGATCACTGTACAAACTGCTGGCACAGGATATGCAATTGGTGACACTATCAAAATCCTTGGCAACACCATAGGTGGCGCAACCACAGCCAATGATTTGACAATGGTTGTCCAGGCGATTACAAGTGAACTAGCAGGCGGCGAGCGTTTGTTTGCGATTCCAATTTCAACAACCAACTCGGGTGTGTTGGACCTGGGCTCAGTTAAACAGATTGGCACAAGCTCAATTCCTGGAACAGGAACTTATCCAAACGGTCCAGAGGTACTGGCGGTGCAGATTACTGCGTTGCAAACATCAACAACCCCAACTGGAGAGATCCAGGTACAGTTCCAAGAAAGTCAGGCTTAAAGACCAGCAAGATCCTGCTCAACCAGCAGGATTTTGCTTTGTACAGCTTCAAGATTAACGGTGTTCCACAAACCCGGGTGCATGGGTCTAGGCCATGTGCCCTTGTCTATCCAGGCATAGCCTAGATGTTCGTAGTTGAGTCGTGGAGTAAATTCTGTGGCAACCACACACACCCATGTGTGATATTCAAACGCCAAGTCTGCTGACGTGAATTTTTCTAATGGAATTAATCGTAGATACGTGGGAAAGAAACCCAGTTCTTCAATGCACTCGCGCTCCATGCCGCCTAACAATGTCTCGCCTGTTTCAATTTTGCCACCTGGCAAGCCCCATGCACCAGGATGTTTGGCGTCATTGCGCAGCAGATACAGGTATCTGCCAGTGTCCATACTCCGGAACCAAACGCCCACAGCTTTTAAAGCACTAGACTCCATGTTCCCCCGGGATATACCCCTTGATAGCTTTTCACCCATGCGTCACCGTTCCATTCGTATTGTATACCAGTCGTTATGTTTGTAACATACTGTCCCCCAGCTTGTCCGGCAGCTCTGAACACCACCCGCCAGTAGTTGTTGTTGTATTCAACAATGTCGTTGGCATCAGCAATCAACGATCTTCCGTTAGCACCTACCCATGCAGTGGCCGGACTCAAGTTGTCTTCGGAGCCAGTGGCCTCGGTCAACAAGTAACGTTGCCCTTCCAAGGCCGAGTCCAGCCCATCTTGTGGACCACTTGCTAAAGGATTGATCACAGCGTCAATAGGATCCAGTGTGTTTTGTGGGGTGGTATCTGAGTCCACATCAAACAGTACAAAACGATCATCGTTGGGATCTAACACAATAGTACCAATCACTTCTGACTCATCTGCTTGTACCAATCTAATTTGACTAATACCAGGTCTAAGCACCCCGTATGTGCCAATAACCGTGGTCCATAACAAGTTACTGTCACTCACAATCTCTGTGGGTGTTAATGTGCTGTTGCTGGGTTCTTCAACGATTGATCGTTGTTGTAAACATTGCAATCTATTACCAATAAGAACCACGGCCCAGTCATAAGGAGTAATAATTTGTCTAGTGCCCAGGAGCAAATCATTGTTAGTAACAGCGTTGTTCAGGTCACCTTGTGAGTCGTACATGGATGCAATCACACGTTCCACCACACCCAGTTTCTTGACCTTGATTGGTGAGCTGAGCCAAATTGGTATGTTGAATTTGATTGTGGCCATGTCAATAGGGTTGTCAGTGCCAATAGGAACTGTGCGAGAAGTCCATACAACTGACTCAAGTTCAACCACAGTCAAGCTGGTCCAGTCAATAAAGTTATCGGTGCTTTGCACTTCCAAACTGGGATTGAACAAGGTCAACATCTGCTCCAACAACTGCATCTTTTGATTGGTGTTTGATGTCCAGATATCCAGAGTAATGCCCATTTTGTAAGGTACAGGCATCAGCCTTTCAATAGTAAAGGCATTGCCTTGAGTGGGTTCAAAGGAGTCGGTTGCACTGTCATATGTGCGTTGACGAACATTTACCTTGCTCACATGATACGGTTCCTGCATGCGCGGACGATCATAGTCCAAACTTGAAATGTAGAAAGTCATCAATGGACTTGCCGGCATTGAGTTGCGACTGTTCTCCTGCATGATCACTTGTGCGTTGCGACTGGCATCGCCATAGCGCACAGGCACACGTATCAGTGCGGCTTGATTAACTCCATCAGTTTCGTTGCCGTATTCAATTTGAAAGTTGCTGACAATTCTGGTGAATTGTAGCAGGAATCGGCGTAGCTGTTCATCGTAAAAGAATTGTTGCATTGTTAACTCGACTTCTGTCCAGGTTGTGTGTCAGGGTACGGGGCTGGTGGCAAATTGCCGCCCTGATCACCGTTGTCAGCACGTGGTTTAAGAGCTTCACTAAGACTCTGGCGACTTGGAATGTTGCCCATGTCTGTGGTGCGTGTTGTGTATGTATTGTTAACAAAGCCCGAGCGTAAAGTATTGTTGGTGGATCCATTGTTGAGATTGGTACGCACACCATCTTCAATCTTGGCCCAACGGTTCACGGTTGAATTGTATCTAAACAGTCTATTTGGGAAGTAATCTAATCTCAAACAATAATCTCCGTCTACAGCACCCAATGGGAAGGCAACCCCAGTTACCACAGGAGCACCGTTGGGCACCGTATCTCCAGTTAGGTACCCTTTGGTATAACCCGGGCCACTTGGGGTAACACTCATACCACCTTGTGTGCCGTCTACAGTATTACCATCGCTTGTGGTCAGCGTGGTTGGGTTGGCCGGACTGCCATCTTCTAATGTTGGCGCCACGTAGTACTGATCAGTAGCATAACCGCTGAGTGGAACTTCAACGTCGGCTTGTGTAAGAATGGCATCGTTGATTTGGTTGTCTTTGGTGCGAGTCGTGAACACATCGCTTTGTGTCAGCGGTGTATACACTTGCCAGTAGACAGTATTTGTGATGTCTGTACCAGCCGGCACGTTTTGTTTGGCCTGGTAATATACATCGCCGTAATTGGTAACCCAGCCAGTGGGGTAGAAATTGCCGTTGTCCCAGATATTTTCGCTGACCACAGGCCGCTTGAGTATGTCCTTGAATTCCTGATTGTTGGTCATTGGCGTGGCTTTCACACGCCAGGTGTGTGGCATCCAGGTTTGACTCATGCCTTCTGTGGCATAGTCAGCATCTTGCACCACATAGTACTTGGGCAAGGGTTGTGGAATAGCCGAATTCAGTGGATGGTAGTCTTTTAAGTTTGGAACTTCAAGCACGTCGCCGTTCATGAGTTTGCGCCCAAACGTGTCAATCATGTCGTTGTAGTGGAACGTGATAAACAAGGTATCATTGTTCAAAAACAAGCCAAATTGTGTTAGATCAAAATCCACATCCTGGTGTGTGTACACACCGCGCATGATGTAAACGTCTTGGTCATACACTCTGTCACGGTTTTCCAGCAACAGCAAGTCTTGGATGTTGAGTGGACTCAGTTCATCATAAACGGGCTGTGTGGCATCACCGTTACCAGAAAGAGTTGAGTCTTCGCCCCCAGTCTGCGGCCCAGCGTATTTGTGAACAAAGATGTCCATTCCCCCAACAGTGTACATTTCGGAGATGGTGCGATCCAAAAACTGGTAATCGCGGGTTCGATTGGGGCGGTATAGGCTTAGGCGTGGCATAATGTAGTATTTATGGGCAGGTTGACCAATAAATCCAGAACTGCTATAATTACTACATTAATCCAAAAGGAGCCAGCATGAAACCCGTTAAACCCTTAAATCCGCGTAGTGCAGATACCAATGCAATGGGCATGGAACCTGTGTGGAAAACACAACCCATAGAAAATCGCATCAGTGCTATGAGCAAAGCATTCTCATGGTACAACTATTTCTACGGCAAAAAAGATGCCCGTGACATGATTGTGAACTATTTGGAATCACATGATCGCCGAGCAGATGTGCGAACTCTTAAAAGTATCCCAGACTCTTCTATACGCCTGACCACAGGATGGTTGTGTCGTATGAACATGGTTGGACTTGAGTTGGCAGAAAAAGAGCAACTGAAACTAGACCACATGCTGAAAGAAATTCTCACAAGCAAACAAGAGATTGAAGTGGAATCTGTACCGGTCATAGATGCAGTAGCTCGACTCAATATCCAAGATCGGCTTCGTGAAAAGATGTTAGAGTGCGCCGGGGAATTAGACGGCATGTTTGACGAGTTTGTGTTGGCAGGTGCTAAAATGTCAGCAGACTACAAACCTATCATGGTAATTCGTGGCATGAACGTGTCTCCTCAATTGATATCAATTATCACTGACAGTTGGAAACGCAACCTGGCAGAATTTGAAGAAGTTGTTGAAGGCAAAGATGCCATGCTAGTGGAAGCATATTCAAATTTCAGTAAAATTCAACTTCGTAATTGTGTAAAATTTTGTGAAGCAGTGATCAACGACTGTGGTGCGTATGTGCAGATCAAGAAGGTTGAGCGCAAGCCACGCAAGGTCAAGGCTGTACCCCCAGAGAAACGTGCGGCCAAATTCAAGCACATGGCGGAATTTGCAGAACTCAAACTCAAGGGGTTACCGCCCGCAAGCCTGGTGGACAAGGCAGAGGCATGGTTGTACGATACCAAAAAACGCAAGTTAATCCACCTTGTGGCAGACAGCCATACACAGGCGTTTACTGTCAAGAACAACAGCGTAATTGGATACAGTACTGTAGAAACGCTACAAAAAACTGTGCGCAAACCAGCAGACATAACCAAGGCTATACAAGCCGCAGGAAAGCCGGCAGCACGTAAAATCTACAAGGAGTTGACTACTACAGAAACCCCTTGGAATACCCGTGGTACTGAGAACCTGATCATTCTCAAAGCCTGGTAAATATAGGGACTGGAGTCCCTTATGGCTGAAAATACCCTACCCCAACTGAAGCAAGATTTAATAGAATATGTCAAGCTCCAGTTGGGTGATCAAATAGTTGATCTTGAATTAGACCCTGCACACTACGAAGCTGCTTATCAAAAAACAATAGGCACTTATCGTCAACGTGCTGAAAATGCTTACGAAGAAGCATACATCTTTATGGAGTTGATTCGAGATGTAAACATCTACACCCTGCCCCAAGAAGTTGCAAGTGTACGTCAAGTATTCCGTAGAACGTTTGGTGACTCAACTGGTCCTTTTGCATCAAACTTTGATCCGTTTGCACAGGCCTCAATCAACGTTTACCTTATGAACTTTAACGTGGCAGG